AGCAGACGCACACCGTCGCGAAACTCCAAGGGGGGGTTCACGGTTCTAGAACCTCTGTCCGCATGGACGCAAACAAGGAAGGCCGCATGGCTACGACAGGACGCCCCACGGGTAGGCCCCCTAAGCCGACCGAGGTTAAGCGCGCCCTCGGCAATCCGGGACACCGCCCCATTCCCGCCGCCCCTATGCCGGGTCACGGGCTGGACGCTATGACGGGGATTCCTGTTCCGCCGGACCTCGGACCGCATGGCCTCGAACTGTGGAACCGTGTATGGTTCGCCGGTCGTGAATGGCTTTCGCCGGACGTGGACTATCCCCTCGTCGTCATGTTATGCCAGTCTCAGGACGAGGCGGAGGATATTCGTATCGCCCTCTCCGACGGTTCCGAGGATCGTTACTATGTAGTCGGTAACGGGCAGAAGGTAACTTCGCCCCTCGTCTCTCAACTAAAGGACCTCCGCGTCCAGATCACCGCGTGGCTTGCCGCCCTCGGTTATTCGCCTACCGACCGCGCACGTCTCGGCCTCGCTGAGGTTCGTAAAGTCGACGAACTGGACGAACTCAAATTCCGCCGCGAAGAACGTCGGCACGGGACGAGCGAATAATTAGCGTTCTCCCTCCGCCCGCCTCTGATTGGTCCCCGGCGTGGTATGTTCCCTCCCTGTCCTCTGAGACTCGGGGGCCGGACGTTACCGACTTCGCCGAGGTTCTTATGACCGCGTCGCGCGGGTTCCGGGCAGGTGAACCCCTTAAATTTACGGCTTGGCAGAAATGGCTAGTCGATCGTGTTCTGGAGACGGACCCCGCTACTGGGTTCCTCCGTTACCGCCGAGTAATCGTAGGCTTACCTCGTAAGAATGGGAAATCGTTAATCGGTTCGGCACTCGCCGCGGAACACCTCATTCATGGCCCCGTCGGGGCGCAAGTGTACAGCGCGGCCTCGGACCGTTCTCAGGCCCGGATCGTATTCGGCGAGGTTCGTAATCAGGTCCTCGCCTCCCCGTCACTCTCCCGAGTGATTAAGGTATATCGGGACGCACTAGAGAACCCGTCCAATGGGGCGGTATATCGCGCCCTGTCTGCCGACGCACAGCGCGCCCACGGACTCGCCCCCTCCCTTGTTATCGCCGACGAACTCCACGCGTGGGCCTCGACCCCCTCGAACACACGAGGCGAGGAACTCTGGGAGGCACTTACAACAGGTTCCGCGGACAGGCCGGAAAGCCTCGTAATCGGGATCACTACGGCGGGCGGCAACACGGATACTCTGCTCGGGCGAATGTATGAACATGGGAAACGCCTCGCAGAAACTCCCGTAGACTCCCCCGAGTTCGACCCGTCGTTCGGGTTCTTTTGGTGGGAGGCCGGACCGGAGGACGACCCGACTAGCCCCGAGGTGTGGGAGAAGGCTAACCCGAACCTAGCCGAGGGCCTACTAGACGTCTCAGACTTCGAGGCCGCGATCGCCTCAGCGGGTTCTAGCGGGTTCGCCGGGTTCCAGCGTTACAGACTAAACCAATGGGTCCGACTAGCCGGTGAGGACTTCGTGTCCCCGCACTTTTGGGCGGAGGCTAAACGTGAGGAAACTATCCCGGACGGCGCGACAATATGCGCGGGGTTCGACGGTTCCATTTCTGGAGACGCGACGGGCCTCGTAGCCGTAGACGTAGCGACCGGAACTATGAAGGTTCTAGCCGTATGGGAACCCGACCCGAATAATCCAGACTGGACCGTCTCTCGGGACGACGTGAACGCCGCGGTCGCGAAAATGTTCGAGACGTACGACGTTCGTATGTTATGGGCCGACCCGTCGTTCTACGAACCGGACGTCCTCGAATGGTCCCAGAGGTGGAGACGCCGAGTCGAGCGTATCCCGCCAACTAATCACCGTATCGCCCCAATGGCCCAGCAATTCATCGCCGACCTCGTCGCTAAAGAAATAGGCCACGACGGGGACCCCCGTCTCCAGCGTCACGTCCTAAACGCCGTCGCCACGGAGGCCGGATCATTCAAGAAGGAAAAAAGGTCCAGCCCCCGCAAGGTCGACCTCCTCGCTTGTGCCGTACTCGCTAACGGCGCACGTCACGCCAACAAGGACCGCAAGCCACAGGCACGAAGGGCCACAATTCTATGAGTCTCTCCCCGGATGAACTCCACCTCGTCGACAGACTCCTAAAAAAATTAGAGTCGCACGGGCGGAAAAACAACGTCCTAGAACGTTACTACGAGGGCAAACAACGCCTTAAGGACTTTAACATTTCGATACCGCCTCAGTTGCGGACGGTCGAGTCTGTAGTCGGGTGGGCCGGAACAGCCGTACAGATTTTAGAGGAACGTCTCGACTTCGAGGGGTTCATCGCGCCCGACACTCTCGGCCTACAGGATATCTACAGGGCGAACGAACTCGACGTCGAGTCCGGACTGTCTCACATTGACTCTCTCATTTACGGGACTTCTTTCGTCGTCGTCGGCAAGGGCCGAGACGGTGAGGCCGACCCTCTGGTCACCGTAGAGTCCCCTCGCCGCATGACCGGCATTTACGACCTCCGTCTCCGCCGTCTCGTCGTCGCTATGAGCGTCGACCACGAAGAACAGGACGTCCCCACTAGGGCGACCCTGTATATGCCGTACGCCACGATCACGGTTCAGTTTGAGAGAGGCAAAGCCTACGAGGCGTTCCGGGACGATCATAGACTCGGTCGTGTACCTGTGGTCGCGGTGATAAATAACCCGCGATCGTCGAACCCTAACGGTCGTTCAGAAATCACCCCAGCGGTACGGTCCTACACGGACTCCGCTATGAGGACACTCCTCGGGGCCGAGGTCGCCCGTGAGTTCTACTCCGCACCTCAGCGGTACATTCTCGGAGCAGACGAGGACGTGTTCCTCGACTCCGACGGAAACGCACTCAACCCGTGGACCGTTTACCAAGGTCGCCTAATGGGTATCCCCGCTAATCAGGACGGACAAATCCCCACCGTGGGACAGTTCGCCGCGAACGACCCGCGACCCTACTTCGATCAGGTCCGGGCCTATGCCCAAATGCTTTCGGCGGAGACGGCTATCCCGGCGTCCTACCTCGGGTTCCAGACGGATAACCCGTCTAGTGCCGACGCTATTCGGCAAATGGAAAGCCGACTCGTGAAACGTGCAGAACGCCGTCAGAAACAGTTCGGTCGCGCGTGGATGGAAGTCGCCCGCCTCGCCCTCCTCGTCCGAGACGGTTCTATCCCTGCCGAAATCGTAGACGTTCGCCCACAATGGCGCGACGCCTCGACACCGACCCGCGCGGCCTCAGCCGACGAGGCGGTAAAACTCATCGGAGCGGGAGTCCTGCTCCCCGACTCAGACGTGACCTATAACCGTATCGGACTATCCGACACGGATAAGCAGGTTCTCGAAACTGAAAAGAAGGTAGCACGGGCTAACGAACTTGTGTCGAACCTCGCTACAGCGTCACGACAGGCGACAACTCCGCCGGGAGCGTAACCCGTGGACCAAGCCCGCTATAACCTCATAAAACGCAATCAGGCAACTATGAGGAAGGTAAACGATATTCTTCGCGCCGAGGCCTCCTCCGCGATCGCAGGCGCGACCGGCCTCTCTAATCAGGAAATGGGCGGGTTTCTCCGGACACTAGTTCCGGGGCTGATTGACTCCTACGGAAACGTCAACGCCTCCGCGGCTAAAACGTATTACGAAGAACAGCGGGCCGCGTGGGTCGCAGGATATAACCGCGCCCCTACCTTCTCGGCCTCACGAAATAGGTCCATTCGTAAAGGGCAGAACCGGGCGGCAGAACGTCGCGCGACCGCCCAACTCCGAGGACAGTTATACGTCGCCAGAATTCCAGCGATAAACGTCCTAGAACGTTCGGAGCCTGTTATCGGCTACGGGATGAGCCTCTACGCAAAAGCCGGACTTGACGGTATGACTCCCGAACTCGTCAACGCTATGACCCGCGAAGTCGCAATGTATAACCGAGACACTCTCCTCTATAACTCGACACTCGACAAAAGCGTCGCCGGAGTCCAGCGAGTAGCAGAACCTAACGCCTGTTCGTTCTGCCAGACAGTCGCGTTCGGTTCAGACGGTAACCCCCGCGTCGGATCATACGCCCCCGAGTTTCATAACAATTGTAATTGCACAATCGAGACTCTGTTCGAGGGCGACACAGTATTCCAGCCCGACTATTACAAAGACTTTAAGTACGGAAACGAGAACCCAGAGGAACTCGTCGTAACCGGAGAACGTAGTACGTCGCAGACGTTTAGTTAGAATTCCCGGCACTACCGCCGGGGAACAGCCGCACGGCTGGACACGAATCCCGCACGGGAGAAGGAACCGCAATTATGAGTGAGGAAATCACACCTCAGACAGACGAGCCGACCGTAGTCGACGACGTCACACCGGAACCGCAGGGTGAACCGGCAGACGCGACGGACTGGAAGGCCGAGTCCCGGAAATGGGAGAAACGCGCTAAAGACGCTAACGCCGACCGCGAGGCGGCGTCGAAGTGGCGCGAGTACGAGGCGGCTCAGAAGCCAGAAAATGAACGTCTGGCAGAAGAACTAGCCACAGCGAAGAATGAGGCAGAGTCCGCACGGACGACACTCCTCCGCTATGAAGTTGCCGCCGAGAAGGGTATCCCCTCCGAGGCTATTCGGCTACTGAACGGGTCCACTCGCGAGGAACTCGAAGAAGCCGCCGAGACTCTGTCCGCGCTCATCGCGGCTCAGTCTAAGCCCAATTCACCCCGCCCGGATGAGTCACAGGGCCGACCCGCAACCGTAAAGGCTGGACAGTTGACACAGTCCGACCTCGACGGAATGACGTCCTCCGAAATCATGGAAGCACGTAAACAGGGTCGACTCGACCTCATCCTAGGCAAATAACCTAACCACGAAAGGAACTAGCAATGGCTATTTCTAACTTCATCCCGACAATCTGGAGTGCCTCCATTCTGGAGAACTTCAAGGTCGCTCAGGCGATCATCCCCACCC